GGATCTCTTAGCTGCTCTAGATTGATTGACATGTGAATCAGATAATGTACCATGTTCTATTAAAATATCAATCATCGCTAGTAAATCACCAACTTCTTCTTCCAACTTCTCTTTGTTTGTAGGACTTCCCTGTGGCCATTGGGTGTCCATACCGAAACGAAATACTTTCGAAATTGCTTGAGTTACTTCAGCACATTCTTCTTGTGTTATCAATAGTGCTTCTTTTACTTGATCATTCATCATCTTGTCTACTTAAAAATTTAATCACGGGTAACTTATTTGCCACCTCAATATACGCATCTCTTTTAGTTTTTGCAACCACAAAACAGGTAAATACTCCGTCCTCTATTGTCATTCGGAACGGTGCAATGCCTACCCAAGATTCTTCGAGTATACAACGAATCTCCCAAATTTGGACCTGTTTACAACTTTCTATTAAATCGTCATAAATTTTCTTAGGATCAAAATCATCAGCCTCAATAATTTTAGGATTCCTCATTTAATAAACTAGGACCAGCATTACCTTCCATTATATATTCTTCGGCCAAATGCTCAGCATTATTGAAATCGGCAACTACTTCTGTTCTCAATAACCGGTTATTCAAATAATAATTTAATGTATAATGGAAATCAGCACGGTGAATTACCACAGTTTTATCACCGTTGGTAAACTTAGACAGTTCCATATCGTTTCTCCCAAACAAATTCTTCAGCAAATGTTTGTGCATCAGATTCTAATGTAAAAAACTTACTCTGTTTATTATATTCATCTTCACACAAAACTTCAAACATAGTGATATTATCTCGCCAGATGATGTTGGCAGTTTTTCTACCCGATTCACCTATAAAAGTAACAATTCTTTTTTCTCCATCCATCATGATATCATTCCCACAAATCGATTTAATACAACACGGTTATTCAAACGATTACCTGCATATTTACTAAAAGCCGTAACAAGTCCACGAGTAGTCGCATTCTCTTTCACTTCAAAAGTTACATCATCATCGGTATCTAGGCCTTCTGCACGGAGAAGATAATACTCATCATATCCAGCAGAGGTAACAACCATTGATTTATTCTTACGAAATTGTGATTTAATTTTATCATGTATGCCAAAAGAAGCATTAGGATAAAAATAATGTAATTCACGACCCAATTCACGGCCAGATAGAACATAGAAACCTACAATATTACAATTAGTACGAGCCTTCAACATCTGAATATAACCGGCAGTCAATGCTCGGCCTTGTGGATGTTCTACAGTAATTTCATGTTTTGTTTTTGGATCACGAATCACCATCTTCTTAATGGCTCTATAATTATGTCCGGTACTATCACCCCAACCTGTAGTATTGTATCCACGATCATTAACATAAAAAATATCACGAACTGAATGACCGTCACCATCAGTTAAGAATACAGTATTCACAATTTGTAATTTGTATTGCTTCTGAAATTCAGGAACAATCTTCATAGCAGAAATAACAGCTTCTGATAATGGTGTACCACCCATTTGAAACCAAGTTGGTTTCCATGAGCGGTGATTAGACATATTCACCAAAGCAGCACCAGCATATGAAAATTCAACTGCTGACATTGTACTAGAAAAGATATTTAATAATTTAAAATTTCGTAACGCAATATCACCATCTTTAAATTCATTCGAATAACTATCATTATGTTCGGAAGTAAAAGCATATACCTCGTAAGGAATATTTACCTTCTTACAGAACATTACCAAATTAATCAACTGCTTAATTGTATTCTCTAAATGATCGTGCATACTACCAGACCAATCCAAAAACATAACCAATCCGTGTGATTTTCCATTAGGTACCACGGTAATTTTCTTGAAAATATCTTCAGCAAATCCATATGAATAAATTTTACTCATATTTAAATCACCAGTTTTAGCAATAGATGCTCGTTTTAATTGGTCAGCATTTTTACGGAGTTCAAATTCTTTGGACAAATATCCAACAATCTTTTTAGCATCAAGACGTAATTTTTGAAAACCTTCCACATCAATACCAACAGGATTATAATATCTATCTTCACTCAACCTAGCAAGTTCATCTTTATAATTCTTCCACAATTTTTTATGTGTTACAATTGCTTTCTTTAAATCTACATCCGGAATATTTCCGTAATAATAAGAACTATTATTGGAAGTATCAAATAATTTACTTTCATTTTTACGATAGTTATCATCAGTATAAGATTTTATTGGATCGTTAGATAAACCTTCCGGATCATGGCCTCCGGACTTTTCACTTCCTTGTTCTTCGTTTTCAAATTCATCAGCATTATCAGAATCATTATTATTTGAATCGGATTGGCGAGTTTCAGTTTCATCGTCCCATTCATCAGAATCATCATAACCTTCAGATTCAAAATCTTCATAATCACCATCTTCATCTTCTTCAAATTCTTCTGGATGGTTTTTTCTATGTTCTTCTGCTTCCTCTTTCATGTAGGCCATTACTTCGAGTGCAACTTCCATTACATCACCATAAGTTTCTGTAGATTCAATCTTATCGACTAAATTCTTTTCGAAATCGGTAAATTTAATACCTTGTGCTGCGCCGCCTTTTGTATAAAGGTTAACACGATCAATAAAGTTCAATTCATTGATATCAATATCTTTAGTACCAAAGAAATCCTTTTCAATCAATTCTTTGTATGCACGAATAAATGAGGAACGAATTCCAGGATATTTGTTTTTAACTTTACGCTCAATGCGAGAATCTTCCAATACATTCATAATTGACATTGGAAGTTTTGCTTCATAGGCTTCAATCATGCCACTCAAAGGAGTATAAAGAGCGTGGCCGACCTCATGACCCATAAAAAGATCATAAAGGTAACCTGAAATGTTTTTATCCAACATTGGCACAGTTAATACACGATTTTTAACATCAAAAGCTGCCGTTTGAACATTTTTCTGTTCAATGGTTAAGTTTTCAGTTGCCATTAATTTAGCAAGTAGTGATTTTGATTGAATAAGTTCCATAGATTCTCCGATTTAAGAGACCATTATACTACAAATAACGCTTACCGTCAAACGATTTCTGAAATATCGTTGTTTTTTAGCAACAAACGCATTATTGATACAATTCCTTCATTTTTTGGTAGTCGGATTGATCTTTTTCAAATCCGGAGAGTGTTGCCCACTTGCGGCAAACGATATCGAGCGCTTTCCACGCAGGAATTTCGCCATCCTCAACAATGGCATCAAGCCAAATGTAGTGTCCGCTATTATTCATGTTTTTTTCCTTCGGTTTTATCAAAAAATTGATGCTCAAGTGCTGCTGCTAACTCATCCGCAAGTTTCGGATTGAATTTTACTAAAAAATAAGCAACATCTTCGACAGGCAAATGCTTCAAATTGAACATTACCTCATCGATACCTCTTAAAATCTGTGATTCTTCTTGCTGGTTGTACATAATTCTCTCATTGTAAAGTATTTACTTCAATTGTAGTGACTACACTACCTCTTTGTTTGGCTATTCCAACGGATTTTAACCATTCAAGTTCAGTTTCTAACTCCGATTCACTTAAAGTTTTCAAATATTCTTCATATTCAGCCCATTCGTCTTTTGTGATACTCATCTTCTCATACTCGCTAGGTCTTTTGCTTCATTGTCTGTAAATACCGGTACTGCATTTGATTTATGCATAGTACCGATGCCTTTAATTTTGTTACCTGTATATGTATTCTGGAATGTTTTTGTACAAGATATGAAACCAGTATCTAAACTGGCAATCTTTGGGGTTTCTCTGTGGAAAATAGCCATTTGTTTTACTGGCAATTTTGTTTGAATAATGGAAGAACGGGAATACCGTTTTGATGATAATTTATTGATAGAAGCTAACCATAAATCTTTTTGCTCTTGTTGAGCTTTGGTTAACTTCTTTGGTTTGGATTTTGGAATATAACCGTATATCATATAATGTAATTCTCCATGTGAAGAACCATTATAATACAGTTTAGGTGAAAGGTCAAGCGATATGTTGCTAGGAAACAACACCATTACCAATACCTTATTTCAAAGGCGGACATACCTACTTATGATGAAAAAATGATAAAATCACAAAAATAAGTGGTAAACTTATCTGTACCCTCCTTTTTGGTCCTCGGACTCCGCTTCCTCTTGCTCTAATATTTCTTCTTTTTCATATTGAGTTAACAACTTCTTAATCTCTGCATGTTCATTTCGATGCTTACTATGGGTATAACTGTAATCATCATTATATTCTTTATCCTTACGGAATTTTCCTACAAACTTCGTCACGATACAACTCCTATTTCATGGTTTCAAAAACGATGCCTTTAATTTTAGTTTCTGGCATATTAAACATATCCTCTTGTGAAATATAGGTTATTTCGGTATGAGGATAACAAATTTTTACTAATTTAAGTAATTGACAAACAGTACCATCCGAATCATCGAATGTAAACACCTCATCAACATATTTTAAACTTTTTATAATTTCTCTACGTGTATTATAATCTTGTACATAACCACCTTCGGACCATTTCATCCACCAATCAGAATGAATACCGACAATTAACCATTCGCCTCTGTGGTGGCATCTTTTTAAATAAAGTAGTTCATCATATGTTAACGGATCAAAAGTTCCACAGGTAATTATTGTTCTGTCTTTTGGTGGCATTATGGTAGTAGATTCGGAAAGGCCTCTTTAACAAATTTGTAATCTAGTCCCTTAACGCCTTGGTCTTTATTGAAAATGCCAATAATGACTTCAGCTTCACGGGGTTCTAGTGCTTCCAATAATTGCAATAATAATTGTGTTCGTTTTTCTTCGGTTAATTGTTCAGCAGAAGGATGTCCTTTTTGGAACAAATATAACTTTCTTAATTCAACCGATAATTGTGTTCCTGAAAGTCCAGGTAATGTATCGGTTGGAATTTTATAACTTTCTGGCATTTCTTTAATAAACCATTGACAATTTGGATGATAAGTTAAAGATAACACATCAACTAAAGTTTTGGATAAATTATTTTGAATTACATCCATTCTTTCTTTTTTTGATGTAGCCAATTCAAATTCATCAAATATCTCATATATGTTTTTCATTAAAATTCCTCTATTACTTCCATTAAGTTTTTCAGTTTGTGTTCAATAAAATAATTCAACAACTTACCTTTAGCAGGTTTTGTTTCTTCAAAGGTATTTATAATCTTTGATTTAATCTCTGTGGGAATAAAAGTCAGGTCAATTAATGATTCATTTCGTGCAAAATTAATCTTGTCCGTTTCACTATAATTTAGTCTATCTTCATTCAAATATTTATCTAATACACCTTTGGTGATAGGTTTCTGCCGTAGGTCACGGACAAAGCAATCGGAAGGCGAAAACATATTTGGTATGCCGTCACCTTTATCTCCACGGATAATCTTCTCCTTGAGTTCTAAACGAGGATTTTCCGATTTTACATATTTCTTTTGGGATGGGTTATATTGTTTAACATTACTACCATATACCTGTAATTGTAAGAAATCACCATCACTAGATAAAATTAAAATCTTTTCATGTTTAGCATGGCGTGGCACCAATGTACCAATAATGTCATCTGCTTCAGCACCCTCAACATCAATTACTTTATATGGAAAGTTTTCTTTAAGTTCCAGTTTTAGTTTGGAGAGGATATCGAATATCATATGCCAGTCTAAATCAGACTTATCACGGGTTTTCTTACGACCAGCTTTATAAAATGGAAATACCTCTTTGCGCCAATATTTACGGTTATCACAACACAATACAACTTCACCATATTCTGTTTTAAAATTTTTGACATGAGTGCGAATAATATTTAATACCATATGGCGAATCAGGTGCTCATCTAATTTGCCCTTTTGATTGGCAATTTGAGCCATAAGTCCAGCAAGTAATACTTGGTTTAGGTCAACGAGTAACATAACAAACTTTCAATAGTTTCAATAAGGTTCTATTGTATCATGATTCTGTGAGTTTGGCAAATGTGGAATTAATAAAGTTTTCAGAAGTAGTTGTCATTCTGGTAACTATACCAAACCAACCTATTTCTATCAGATTTGACATATAGGTAACTGGATCAACAAAAATAGCATCGAATCTATCAATATCTACTAATTCACCCTCACTAGATTCTTTGAATAATATAACATGGTAACTATCTCCCATGTATGAACCACCTATCTTTTCACCACGATCTTTATATACAGCACCTTCTAAGTGAACCGTATTTTCATCTTCTCCTGGTAGAAAAAAGAAAGCGTCAAATGGTTCATTGGCGTCCGGCTTCGGAAAGTCTAACATTATAGTCCTTGATGTGTGATTTGCGTACTCTTACCATTATCCATGTATTATAGTAATCATCGGATTCCATAACACCACGAACAAATTGTTCTTTTGCTTCGAGATAACCACATTCACCCTTCGAACGGCAAAGATGTAATATTTCACGAGAAAAGTTTTCATGACCTAATTGTAACACATCTTGCTTCAATGTGTCACTACTTCCATAGTAAGTTTGCCAATCACTTGGAGCTTTGTACTTCTTCTTCTTACCTTTGACTTGCTTGGTTTTGGCAGAATAAAAGAATTTCTTGCCTATGTATTTTCTACCATTCGTCAGGTTTTTAATCTGATACACGAACCCGTAATTATCACCAATTAAGTCATCCGTAAAATCTTTATCATCATATTGCCACATAAAATAATCCTCTAATATATGGATTATTTATGGGCCGAATTTTAAGACATTATTTTTTAGTAACTACTGCAATTAAATATCCATTATGCCAATCACCCGAAAATTTAACACACGATTCTTCAGCCATATCTAACATTATTAATCCCAATCTTTTTCGTTTAAATCCTCATCATCTTCTATAAAAGATTCGGTCAATTCTTCAATGATTTCACCACAAAATGGACAATGCTCTGGTAAATCCTGAGAGACCATTTCTTCCATAAATTCCACACTATATGTAGATTCACAATTCTGGCAATCGCCAGCGAGTATTTTATTTGTCATATTTTATTCCGCCATCGGTTATCGTTATTATATTCTTCAAGTTTAGTTTTAATATCATAACAATCTGCTGCATGACTACACAATACACCAATTGGTCTAAATTTAGGATCACTAGAAGTATTTTTACAATACATTTCGTGCTTTGTATTTTCCAATGGACAATATAATTGTTTTTGTGTCATTGATGTTCCCTAATTATTATTTTAAACGTTAAATGATGATCCACAACCACAGGTACTTTTAACTTCTGGATTGGTTATGACAAATTGTGAATTAAATTTTTCTTCTTTGTAGTCTAATGTTGCTTCCATTAAATATTGTGCTGACATGGAATCAACAAACACTTTGACATCATCCTTTTCAATCACAAAATCATCTTCTTCTTGAGTTTCATCAAAACTAAATTCATATTGGAATCCCGAACATCCTCCACCTTTTACGGACATCCTTAGGGCCATATTTGGATTTTTTTCCTCCACAATCAAATCTTTTATTTTACTAAATGCATTATCGGTTACTTTAACCATTTTATACCTTACATGAACATTTAAGTTCGTAATCTTTTATCGCAGCCTTAATAGCATCTTCCGCAAGGATACTACAATGGATTTTAACCGGTGGGAGTGCAAGCTCTTCTGCAATTTGAGCATTCTTAATTTGTCCAGCTTGCTCCAGCGTTTTACCCTTGACCCATTCCGTGACGAGCGAACTCGAAGCAATCGCTGAGCCACATCCGTATGTTTTGAATTTTGCATCCGTGATGATTCCATCTTCTACTTTGATTTGAAGCTTCATCACGTCACCACAAGCAGGTGCTCCTACCATACCTGTGCCAACATTTTCATCCGATGAATTCATTTTACCCACATTTCGTGGATTCTCATAGTGATCTAATACTTTTTCTGAATATGCCATTTTTCCTTATTTAATTTCACAAGCACCGCCGCCACAAGCTGCTTGGTCGGTAAGTGTCGTGTTGTCATCGAATTCGATAACTTGAGTTAGATCAATACTATGTAGTAAAGGCACCATCTCATTAAATTTTTCTTCGGTAATATCTTCAAATGGTGCCTGTATGTATGTACCACCATCATAAGGTAATACGGCAATTCCATTATAACTTTCTCGGTTATCCCACATCCAATTACCACACTTTTCCCATTCATTAGCTTTTAGTGAGATTGTGCAAGATACATTGTGATTATTTAATCCATCACGGTGACCAGGTGCAATCCATTCTTTACTGAATTTATTTACTCGCTTTAGTAAGTGCATAAATGATTCTGTACGGAGAATGGATCCTTCTGGTGCTTTCTGTGGAAAGGACATGACTGCTTCGATGTGAGGTTTAAAATTACAATCTTCAATCAACTCCGGAAGATTTTCACTCATGTAACGATATAAGGCTTCATTCTTACCCACACGCATACGGCGGACATAAAAATCATTATGCCAAGCATGAATACCAGAAGATGTACCCAATACCAATGAAGTAGTGCCGGCAGGTTTGACTGCTGTAGTTCTTGCGGCTTTATTGATACCAATCAATTCAGCAACTCTAGCATTTTCTTCCAATACTACTTTGGCGGCCGCAGTCATATCCAAATGAGTAACTTTATCAGATCCAATACCCGTCATTGATACACCAATCAAAGCATCCAATTCGGTTGTTTCTTTCCAAATGGAACGGAGATAATGGAAGTCGGTATAACTAGCTTGTAATGTTCCGATAAAAGCACCAGCCCTTGCTCTTGAATTTAAATCTTCTTGG